TAGTAGCACTACACTTCCCGGACGAATTAATTGATCTATTAATTCCAATTCTTTTTTTACATGCTCGTATGAGTGCCAGTCGTCTATATAAATTAAATCATATTTTTTATTTTCTAATACCTTGTCTTGTAAAAATTCTATAGCATCTGTTTTATAAAAACTCCAAAGATTTTTCAATTCTATAGGACATTCGAATGCACTTTCATTAACATCTACAGATTCTAGATATCCGTCGTTTTCTTTCGCCGCTAATAGATACGGTAACGTTGTATCACCATTCCGTACCCCTAGTTCTAAAATATTTTTTGCATTAATAGATAACGCTATAGAATACATAGTAAGAAGATGCTTGTCACTGTCTCCTTTTCCTTCAGTGACCTTTTTTAATAAAAATTCAAAGTGTTTGTTTTTCATCGCAGTTTAGCCATGTCATTTAAAAAGTTATTTTCTACGTAAAATTGGTATGCTGCATTGTCTGCAGACAGATGACTATTCACCGATTCTGTAGTTTCGTCAACAACCTTATCATCTCTTTTCCAGTGCAGATGTTCAATCATAATATCATCAAACCTGTAATACGATCCTAAATGCTTAGCCATGTCTCGCCAAAACAGATCTCCACAAAGACATTTTAGACAAGGCGGAGAATAAAACCCTAATTTTTTTACTATATTAGAATTTAATACAGGTAACCCTATATATCCTCGAACCAAATGTTTTTTAACATTATCGTCGGCATATACTATACCATGCTCGCCTAATTCTTTCAGTTTTTCTATAAATCGATTTTCGTATCCCGGAGTTCTAAATATCACATCATCCTCCATGAATCCTAAATATTGATATTCGTTTTGATATTTAAGGGCTATCCGATTTACAAGATGCAAAAACGGACCGTTTATGGGTTCGCCTATCTCCCAAATGACATCAGTGTATTCATTTATGGTTGCCGCATATGAGTTGTCATCGTTGTCTATCGCAACTAAAAAATCCGATTGCCCTGTGGTAGTTTCCCTCCACGAATCGATAGTTCTTCTAAGTTTTTTATCTCTTTTTCTAGAAGGAGTAATCCAAAGAATTTTTTCTTTCATGCTGTCTTTCCTATATAAATTTGCAGTTTTCTTCCCCATTACATTATCTTTAAAATTAGTGTACTATATTTAACATTGGTCTGTATAGTTTCGATAACTTCTATTCCTTCTTCTAAATATAATTTTCCTTTCTGGTGCCTAACATCCATAGCTACAACAGTATTATCGTGAGAATGTTTTTTTATTAAATTTTTATAAGTAGAGATTGGATAATGAAACCCGCAAGACACCCAGGACGTGATTAGATCAAATTTAATATCTTCTTGAATTTCTATGTTATTACAGTCGATTAATCGATAATTTTTTGTTTCTAATTTATCTAGCTCACTTCGCAATTTTTCAAAGCTATGATACAATAAAAAACTATCTGTCGATTGATGATATTTTACATCGGTACTTTCTTCAGATTTATTCTTATTTCCTTCAGTTGCATCGCCGTCTAGTAGCCAAAGGTCACATCCATATTTTTCATTAAACAGCCGAGATTCCCAAGCTAGCCCGCATCCTATATCTAAGATAGTTTTTGGTTTGTCTATTAGGTAATCATCTAAAATTTTAAAATTATTTTTTTTAGCATCTTGATAAGATTCAGTTATCCAAACATCATCAATCCAATTATTTTGTGTATTTTTCATTTTTGCAACATAATTCCCGTATAGTCTAGTTTTTTAAAATTTGTTTGAACAAATTCTTCCCCAAAATATTCATTAACTGCACGTCTGCTTCCATGCCAGTGCCCGTAATCGTCAACAATTAAATATCCGCCTGGGGTTACTCTGGGATACAATAATTCTAATTCAATGAGAGTAGAATCATAAAAGTCTGTATCTAATCTTAATATAGAAATAGAATCAGGGAGATTGTTTTTATCTAACAAAGTTTTTCTCACATCACCTTTGATAAACTTAATTCGGTCATCTAATAAATTATGGAATTTAAATACCTCGATAACCTCCTCCATTCCAGCTTCGCATTTAGATTTACCTTGCCAGGTTTTATGAGCTTTATCTCCGTCAAATTTTCCTGGTTCAGTCATCCCTTCAAAGGTATCATAACAAAGAAAATTTTTGATATTGTTTACACTATCGAAGAATTTTTTAGCAATAACTATGTTTCCGCCTTTCCAGATTCCACATTCTACAAAATCGCCTGCAATTTTATTTTCGTGAACTGATTGCAACGCTGTATGTAATCCTGCTATGCGCTCAGTAGATGTCATGGTCTCTACTTGGTCTTTACCTAACAAGATCATTTGCTAACTCCTAGGCTGTGATCACGAAGAATGTATAACTTTTTCATAATTGTTTTTGAAAATACGATATAGTTTCTAATAGTCCAGTGTGCAAATCTACTGTAGGATTCCAATTTATTTCTTTCTTGGCTAATGCTATATCTGCTTTTATTGCCCCTTCTAATAAATCTGTAACATAACAAAAAGATCTGGTTTGATCTCCCCTTCCATATATCGTGATCGGTTCATTTTTTAAAGCCTGTATAATAAAATTGCTAACCACACGACCGTCATTTTCGTGCATATTTGGACCGTAAGTATTGAAGATTCTAATAATTTTCGTTTGAAGATTCCAACGTCGATGATAATCCATAAACAATGTTTCTGCACAACGCTTTCCTTCGTCATAGCAAGATCTTTCTCCGATAGGATTAACATTTCCCCAATACGATTCCACCTGCGGACTAATTTCGGGATCCCCATAAATTTCCGATGTAGAAAATTGTAAAATTTTAGCATTGGTTCTTTTAGCTAGGCCTAGCATATTGATGGCGCCAATCACCGACGTCTTGGTAGTTTGAATTGGATCTTTCTGATAGTGTATAGGACTAGCTGGGCAGGCAAGGTTATAAATTTCGTCCACTTCGACATATAACGGAAAAGTTACGTCGTGTCTCATAAATTCAAAATTAGGATTATTTAATAAATTTTTAATATTAGATTTATTTCCCGTGAATAAATTGTCCACACATAAAACTTCGTGTCCTTGCGATATCAACATTCTACATAAATGTGAACCAAGGAATCCCGCCCCACCAGTAACTAGTATTTTTTTCATGAATTTGATCCTAAAAATTCTTTTGATTTAATTTCTTTAATTTCTTGAGTGTTCTTTTTACTATTGGTTGTATTACTATAACTTGTTGGATTATAATTATATTTTAACCTAACAGTTGAATCAAATTTCACGGTAGCTCCGTTCTTCTTTAAATCCAACCAAAGCAACCAGTCTTCCCATCCTACTTTTCGAAATAATGTTTTTTGAAGAATTTCTCGTTTAGCAGCAGATGATGAATTAATAGGGTTTCCGGTTTTTAACGAAAAAGCATTGTTCCACCATTTTTCTCGCCCACCTGCTACATTATTAAACTGATCAATTAGCGTGTATGCAATTATATCAAAATCATAGTCTAAGTCATCTATAAAATTTGTTAGCGGTGTATCGTCGATGTCACAGAGAACTATCCAATCACTAGTTGCGGATTTAATTGCAGCATTTCTAAACGAACTAATACATTTGTCTGTTTCTATTATCAGCTTAAACTCGGTGTCAATCGGTTCGTCAGAAACTACAATAACTTCTGTAGGTACAGGATCTAAATTTTTGATATGAGCTGTCCAAGCAGCACCATACTTCTGCCAATATCCGTTAAAGGCTACTGTGTAAATTGTAACTGTGTTCTTTAATAATTTCATTTTATTCTAATCTTAAAACGGTATCACCGTCGTCGATATGATTATTTGTCGACTCGACAAAATAACCAACTTCAACAAACATGTTGATTGTTTCTTCGATTAACTTCTTTTCAGTCAAATAGTTTGTTTCAAAAATAATTTTTTTCGGATAATATTCTTTAGATTTATTTCTTAGATATTCCAATAGATGTTTTAAAATGAAACAATCGCCACCTTCGGTGTCAATTTTTAAGAGGTCAATACCTTTAACTTTATTATCTATCAAAATTTTCGATATAGGTAATTGCGGAATTTTTATTATTTGAACTAAATGTGTTATATTTCTTGAAATATGTTGAGGATGATATTCGTTTATTGAATTGATACCGCGTAGTCCTCGCTTTTTTAACCCATTCTCTCTAAGAATATCAGGAGGAATAAAATATAAATCTACACTTGATTCAATATTATCAAAAGAAACTGCACAGTTTATTTTTTTTACATTTTTTTTGTTCGGCAATGACTCTAGATACATTTTGACTGGTTCGATGCATAGCCCGTAGTCGTCGTCGCCGCTGACTTCTACAACTGTGTTGTGATCTGCTGTTCCTATTTCTATAAAATTGTAATCTATTTCTTGCATTATTTTGAAAAACCTACTGAATCTCGTTCGATATCTTCGTGATCAAATTCTGCCCAATACAGTTCAAACGCAACAGTATCTTCTAATGCTTCAAATTGATGGTATTCTCCGGGAGCGACTTTAGTATACAGTCCAGCTGTAAGAACTGTTTCATCAACTAAATCGTAGTTGTTTTTCCAAACACGGATAACAAGTTTACCGGATTCTACAAAAAACCCGTTCCACTTAAACTGGTGTTTGTGCTTCGAACAGACGCCGCCCGCTCGGGCTTCGATACGGTGAAACTCTAATACACCGTTGGCTTCAAGGAGTTCTGTTTGCCCCCATATTTTACCTGCTATCATCATGGTCCTTTATAATGTTATGCTTTTATAGCACACATATTTAACTCAAACAACTTTGTCCAGTTGCAAAACTTCACTCTGACGACTAACCTCTTTGACAAAATACACGCACGGCGGACTTGGTCCGTCGTGTAGCGGTACTGTTAATAACTGTCCATTTTTCATCTTAGGAAAATACCACTTAACATCTTGATAGATATTAATGATTTCAATAGGCAAAAAGTCACATTTGAATCCGTTAATAGGATTGAATTCAAATGCGTCGAATCCTCGTTCGTTGATTGATGTCAATGGCAGAACTTCTGGATCTAGTCCGCATTCCTTATCGCCTACCACCATGCACCAATCTAAAGGCATTTGCACTTCGTAGCCGCCAACTCGTAAAAGTATCGCAGGCGAATTAAATGATTCTAAGAATATCAAAGGCATAAAAAAGAAATCAGGTTCGTTAGGATTGGAATTGTCTAGAACTGAAAATCTAGTATCCTCGTCGACTTCGTCTGGTAGATCGTTAAGATCAAAACTGGTGTTGTTCAATGTTAAAATTTTCATGTTATTCCTTGTAAGCAACCGTATCGCTTTTATGTTTTATAGTACTATATCCTAAGTTTTCTAACCACAATCGTACATGCTCTGCTTCATCTCTTTTATTTTCAAAATAAATTGTAGGCATATATTTTTTAATAGTGTTAACTCCGCCTAGACATACCTGCATCTCAAAATGTTCTACATCAATTTTAATAAAATCAACATCTTTAAAATCAAAATCATCTAATTTCTTTATTTTTACTGGAAATTGAATTCCGTGATCGTATCTTACCAAACTTCCGTGTGCTGGATTTTCTCTACCGTTTGGCAACCATAATATCATTTCCTTTTCTTCGTCTCCTAGCCCAATATTATATTTTTCTGCTTGATTAGAAATTAAATGAAATATTTCTGGATTCGGCTCAAATGCAATAATTTTATCAAAATTTTCTAAAAACGGATTTGTTGTATGACCTTCACATGCGCCTATATCGATGTATGTTCTAAAATTCTTAATATATGGCCATGCTTGCTCTCTAATTTTATCAGCTGCACTTTTTTTAATTTTGGGAATTTTAATTTCTGTATTCTTCATATGTTTACCTTGGTAATTGTAAAGGGGTATTTCGCCTCCTTGTAATATTTTTTTCTTTCAGTTAAATGTCTTTTGGCGTATTTGCAGGCCGATGTGATGTCCCATATTTCCACATGATCCTTGTCCTCTGCTTTCCTAATGCCCCGCCCGATTGATTGTATGACCCTGACGAAGGACTTACCAGGCTCAATAAGCACAAGATTAAAAATGCGAGGGATATTAATACCCACAGCAGCAACACCATAGGTAGCAATAATAATCTTATCGCTACTTGTTTTAATTTCATCATATTCGTCTTTCCTATCAGTTAATTTCATACCACCGCTGACAAACACAGCATCGGGTATTAGTTCTATTAATTTATTTCCAGTGTCAATACGATTAATCAATACCAATGTATTACCGTTTTGACTGACTTCTTTAATTTTATTTGCGATCCAATCTAATCTATTAGGATCAGTTACAAGGAATGAGTATTCCTCAGGATAACTTCTAAATACCTGAACATCATTGGTTTGTAAAATATTAATATTCAGTTGCGCCAACACATCTTTTTGTTGTAGATCGTAGGCACTAACACGATTAATCACTGGACCTATGCTGGCAAGTATGCCTTGGAATTCCCACGCTTCCTTTGGGATTGTGCCAGTTAGTCCCCAGCGTATCGGACAGTTCTTAAAATTTTGTGTGAGTAATTTTGTTAATACTTCTGCCTTGGCTTGATGCACTTCGTCTATGATCACAGCATTAACACCTTCACAAAACTCTGCAAGAGATAATGTATCGTCGTCATAACTTTTCTTGTCTAAGACATTGAGACTTTGCCAAGTGCATATTGTATGTGTGCGATTCAGTTCTTTTCGATCACCAAAGTACACACCAACATCTAATCCAAGATTAATATAATCTTCTTCAGTTTGTACCACTAATGACTTATTAGGTACAATAACCATTGTACGCCCATAGGGTTCACACAGATGACTTAATGTTGCTGTGGTGATTGTTTTGCCTGCGCCTGTGGCTACTTCTTGTAGACTTTGCGGATTCTCTAAAAACTTGTTTACTACATCAAATTGATAATCGCGAAGTACTATAGGAGTTCCTGCTTCAGGATGTCCTTTTGGCCATGTCTTGCCTTGATCAGCCCAATAATTTTCTGTTACTGGAGTAAATGTGATATCTTGATGCTGTCTTAAATCTTCGACATCAATATCATATCCGTCATTTTCTATGATGGGTAATATGATATCCAAATGTGCAAGATACCCTGTGCCACCAATGCTGAAATATGTTTTTGTTCCGTCCCATCGACCTAATTTATATGCAGGCATATGGCGAGCATACGGCAGATCAAATTTTAATTTGTTTACAATCTTACGTCGTGTTTCAACAGCCAACCCTTCTAGTTTGATGTTTACTTCGTCACGTATGGTCAATTTACAATTCGACAATATTTTGTCCTCTTTGTTCTGATGGTTTTATATCCCCTAGATAAATCACACAAGGATGGCTGCTGACCCAATCTTTAGTCAATTGGTTAGTTGGCGGATATAAGTTATTGCTTACTAACAGTTTAACACTTTCTTTCTCTTTAAACAACCACTTTGCAGGCTTAAATTCAAAAATTAAAATTCTGCCGGTTTCAACTTTGCCACCGACTCCGTTGGCCTTGATCCATTCGTTTATGCCAGTATCTTGTTCTTTAGGCTCTCTAAAACATACTTTAATCTCGTCGCGATCAATACCAGCTGTGTCAGCATCATTGATGAATTGTGTTAACCAATCCAACGTATTACTTGTACGATCTAATATAATACAAACACGACCAGTAACGCTGTTACATAAATTTAAAAATTCTGTATTGTTTTTGATCCAAAAACTGTTCGAGTTAGATGCAGCAATTTTTTCTATCATAGTATAGGGCTTGCCAGAATATTGATATCCCATACTTTTCGCCAACAACAGATCGTTATCTATCAACCCCGATGAGTGAGTCTTAAACCATTCGTCAGTTTCTGTACTGCTGTTGCCTAACACTACCCAATTAGCTACAATACTGCTGAAAGGTAATACCTCTTCCTGATTTTGCCAAATTTCTTCAACTTCCGCCAACGCAATCATGAAAGTGTCATCGATCTCAAATTTATGTTTTAGTGCAAATTCGTATAACTGAATTAAGTTAGAATGATAGACCGACAGTTGACGTAACTTTCTTTCTGGATCCCATATTGATTTATTGGCTGGATTCCGTTGGTCTTCAAATTCTTCGTCAAACTCTTTTTTCAGCTGGTATGGAAATTTCACACAGATCTGTACCGTGCCTGCAGTATCTTTTTCTACAAAAATTTTCTTAGATAGATCTAGTATTCTAAAAGAAGTACGCCACTGTGGATTTTGCAAAACATCGGCATAATCCAAGCTGGATTTTTTCAAAGAAGATTGATATTTCGACAGTAATTTTAGTATGAAATTAGCTTGATTTTGAGTGAGCTCTTTCCCCTGTATAATCGCAGAATAAAAACTCGAACAGGCTGCGTGATCCTGGGGCTGTAACACTATTTGATCTATCACTGCAAGATCATAAAATTGTAGAAAAATGTCTTCGACATATTGAGATGGTAGCATATTTCAAGTATAGCACCTAAAAAAGTGAAAGTCAATACTTATTTTTAATAGATTAACGGCATCAATCGTTTCATAGGAATGCCCTGCGCAATTTCACTTACAGTCCATTCGGTATGACACAGTTTTAAAAACCAGTCTTCACGGTCAGGCAACTTGGCAGTATCTATATCTTCAAATTTTCCAGAAATTTCGCCGGCTAAACTGCTGGAATCACAGATTACCGGTGTGCCATGTATGGCTGCTTGAACAGCAGGACCGCTGTTGTGATTCACTACACAGTGGCAGTTGTAATCAATATCAAAGTCATCATAGGAGCCTACTATCTGTCGAGGCAGTCCAACTTCAACCCCTGGAATATTCAGTGAAATTGGCGATCTAGGATGGGGTCGAACCATAATTTTTCTATCGCTGTACTGACGTATCTGGTTGACAGTTGTGTGAACCCAGTCAACCATTGTCGGCTGGCCTTGCCACTGCAAACTTCGTTGATGTTGAGTGGCTATCATAATTTCGGATCGACGATTTTCTTTGACTGCTCCTAGCTTCACTCCTAATTTTTTGATTCTATCTAGATCCAAGTCCTCATGATTACCAAATTTTCCTAATCTGTTAATATGATTAAGACTGACCCGCCAGGTCTCGCCACGGCGTAAGTTTCCTACCTCGATGATTACAATAGGACACTGAGTTTGATAAATTCTTTCATTGTGAGCCATCCTGCCATGCCAGAGCACAGACCAAATCACAGGAATACCATCCGGTGTGTTTACGACTTCGTGTCCGAGAGACTTCAGTCCCTGTTCAAAGGCATCAAACACTGGCCGGCTGTTTAAAGCACCGTATTCTCTATATAATCTGAAGCGCATAATGAGTCATAAATAACATAGTATTTAATGATTCTTATGAACAAATTTAAAAAAAGATTAACCAAAATTATAGGTAACACTCAAAATGCTGTGGTAGTGGGCCACGGGTTTGGTCAACTGTTTAATATATTGGAAACTTTTAACACTGTTTTTATTTTTTCTTGGGACCAACCAAATTTGAAAGCTAAGAATCTTGTGTTCAGAGAAAATTTTAATGATCTAAACCCCCTTCATGATGTTTCTGTAATTTTTATTGATTTAGATCAAATACAGCATCTAGAAACAATTTCACAGATGTGGCACAAAAATAAATGCACGGTGCTGATCGAAGGAAACGATCCGATAGGAAGAAATCTTTCCGGCCCCTTATACCGAGATCACTTTAGATGCATCGATCAGCAGGGAATTTATCACGTATGGAAACAACAATGAAAATATCAGTAGTCACAACATTTCATGAAGCAGGATTAAAAGAATATGGTCAACGAATGATCGACAGTTTCTGCAAAAATTGGCCAGAAGCAGTAACATTACACATCTATCCAGAACTATGCAATCCTGCGATCAGTAATCACAGACACGTTACACTAAAACGTCTTGAAGAAATTCCAGAATTGATGACATTTAAGAATCGTTGGCGAGATGTGCCTAAAGCTAATGGCGATGTTTCAGCCGATCCTGTGAGATCTAGAAGAAAAGACTCGGGCAAAGGATTTAAATGGCATGCTATTCGATTCGCGCACAAAGTCTATGCAATATTTGACTGTGCTCGAGAAACTGATGCAGATTTTTTAGTATGGATGGATGCCGATACCATTTGCCACAGTCCCGTCACTATGCAAGATCTTTATAGAATGATTCCTGCAGATAGTGAATTATGTTATTTAGGCAGAAAAGGCAAATATTCAGAATGCGGTCTTTACGCTATGAATTTAAAATCGCCAAACATACAAAATTTCTTAAAAGAATTTCAACGTGTTTATGACGATGCAGAAAACGGAATTTTTCAATTAGACGAATGGCATGACAGTTTCGTATTTGATGATGTTCGCAAGAAGTTCCCACAGATGCGACAGTTAGATTGGGCTGCACACTTACATGACCTAAGACCTCAACCAGGAAATAGCACAGGTGAAGGTCATCCTCTGATTAACAGTGAGTGGGGTGCATGGCTAGACCACCTCAAGGGCGGTAGAAAGAAACTGGGTCGCAGCAAGCGAGAAGATTTAAAAGTTCCTCGAACTGAGGCGTACTGGCGTTAGATATATTTTTTAAAGAATTGCCAGGCATTGCCCGATCTTAGCTCTTCAAAATTCCAATGACACATAGATATTTTTTCAATCCATGCTTGCCTATCCGGCATTTCAGGATTTTCTAATCGACTTAGGTCTGTATTAGCTACTTCATAGGTTTGACTGTGCTGCGGTATATGATCTGTAATAAATGCTGGAACCCCTTCTATGATACTGGCCACACTAGGACTACTGTTATACACCACAGTGGCCCATGCATTTCTTAAATCATCAACTAACCGTTCATTGGTGCTGAGGTGTACATTTTTATGATTGATTTTTAAAATTGATTTAATTTTTTTATCACCTGGATGTGTACGAACAAGGATGGGGCGTTTTCTACTATGCTGTCTAATCTGAATCACAGTCTGATCTAACCATGCCTGCACACTCAATCCCCCCATACTCCAACCCCCGTGTCGTTGCAGACAGATTAATATATGGTTTCCTTGGGTTCTCCACGGTTTTAAACTGAGGTTTAGATCTCGGCTTATCTTAGACCAACGAGTGGGATCAACATCTCGATCAAAATAAAATCCTGTGGTCGGAAATACACCATCGAAACTGTATCTTAGATAGGTTCTAGTATTATTTGGGTCTGCGTACAAAAATAGATTACTGTCGACTATTAAACTTCTTTTATTATTATTTTTTTGTAGTAAAACAGCGTTGTGTCTTAGTTGTAGATGCGGAGCGGACTTGCCGTGTTCATGAACGAATCCCTGTATTAATGCAACGTCACAAGGAACGGCATTCATACCTTGATGAGCCACAGCCGTGTCTCCGGATGCTTGAACACCGGCTAAAAAATTATCTAAGATAAGCGGTTTTTCTGGATTATTATTGGTAGGGGGTATTCCCCTGTAATAGGCCACCGCTGTTAGATTAGACATTGTGGTATTTCCTCACAATGTCTAGAGCCGTGCCATTCATCAATTCATCAAAGGTAAATTGACAATAACTGAGCCAGGCCAACCAATCTCCCAATGGCCCATAATAAAGGTCATTAATTTGACTGAGATCGTTTCTAGTCACGGCATTACTGACATGCTTGTCTAGGGTAATCGCCGGAACACCTGCCCATATAGATTCTACAGCACTATTAGAATTAATACTAATAGTACAGTAGTAGTCGCCATCTAACAGTTGTTGATATAGACTGGCTCTAGTTTTTTTATTTGTCTTTGATCTAAATTCTACGGGACGATCTGTGTATTTTTTTAATTCTTCTGCTACTCGTTGACCCCAAGATTTAGCTTCAACATGAAATATTCCAGCAGCGAATTCTCCAGGTTCCACGATTAAGATCTTAGAACCATCTTTACGCCAAGGTTGAGGAAAACTTGTGAAGTTTGATAATCGATTCGCTGGTGCTACGAAACTTTGATTGAAGTGTAGATGATTTCGAGTCAACCTATGCCATTTTTTATTGGGCTCTATGAAATTAGTATAGCCGCTGTCTATAAACCAAAAAGGAAAATTGTTGTCTATTTTACTTACTAGGATCTGTTCGTTGCCCACAGTGTTACGCAATAAGCAATCTTCTTCTACTGTATCAAAATCTCGTCGACGCATCATTTCTGCATCAGGATCAATTTGTAGACCCACAGTTTTAATAAAATTTTGTTTTGGGTGAGATCGATAGATTTCTAATATTCGATCTTCGCCTAATTGATCGATGAGAATGTCTATACGTTTGTGTATGTTTTTATAAAAATATTCTTTGTGATTAGCGATCTGTTGATTCACTAAATCAACCCATGCTTTGAGATCTTTGCGAACTCCCTGGGTAATTTTTTGTTTAATTTTATCTCTGTGTTTTTCTAGATTAAAATTAGATTTATTTTTAGTTTCGATAATTCCATGGATCATTCCAGCAGTATGCCGTTCGTCTAATTCGATATGCTTACAAGCATCTATTACATTTACTAATTCAATTAAGAATCTGGCTATTTCTTTGTCGTTAAGTAGAAGTTTCATTTAATATTTTCCATGCTGTTCCGTCTAAGATTTCTTCTTCTCGAAATTGACCATAGGCCAATGTTCTGCATTGTTTAGTTATAGTTTCTAGAGAGGGTTTATAAGGATCCTTTAACATTGACAGATCAGTCGATGCTAAAGGAGAAGCTGCACAGGGCACTGAAATAAATGCTGGAATTCCGTATAATACTGATTCCAATGATGCGATACTGTTAAATGAAACAGTGGCATAAACGCCAGAATCGAAAGCTGAGTAAATTGAATATCCATGATTTCTTTCACTTCTTGCACCTTTTACTCTTACTTCAATAGGAAGATTTGAATAAGTTTTAATTTTTTCTGTAGTTTCCGCTATCCACTGGTCGCAATCGACGTCGTAATATCTACAGGCTTTGGGATTTGGTAATACCAATAGAATTTTTTGATTATACGGTTTCCACCCACCCCATGCTAGTCGACGATCTTGTTTTAATAGATTTTCCCATCGATCTCCAGGAACCTCCAGCGATGTTAAATGTTGTAGATCGTTTTTAACGACTCGATGCCACCATTTTTTTCCCGATTTATTTACATCGCTAGGGAAATTACCTACATATCCTGTATCTATATAATAAAAATCTCTATTATTTTTTTGACATTCAACTATTTCGCTTTTGCTAGTCACTCCACGTACAACCATCGGCTTGGTAGTTTCGTTAATGTCAACAGTGCAAAAATTATTTGATCCTTGTACTAGGGATTGTTCTAAAGACAGCTCATCCATTTAATATCATCTCCATGGCTTTACCTGTTTTTAATTCTGATGTATGAAATTGACCATATGCTAAATGACAACCCCATGCATATAATTTATCCATGTCCGGATAATAAGGATTTTCAATTTTGGACAGATCCTGCGAAGACACAGGACTTGCTGCGTTCGCAGGTGCAAGGGTGAATGCTGGAATACCGTGAAATATTGCTTCAGTGGCAGCAACGCTATTGAATGTGACTAGTGCAAATACGTCATCGTCTAGGGCCTGTTGTAGGGTATCTCTTGCTATTCTATCTATTCTTTTGGGTGCTCGTTCTCTAACTTCTATAGGTCGATCTGTATATTTTTTAACAGTATCAATGGTATGCTGCAGCCATATATCTAGATCATACCCGTAAAATTTCATTGGCTTTTCGTCGGGTTTGGCAATTAATATTTTTCTACCATTCTTTTTCCAAGGTTGGAATTTTTTCTTAAAGTCATTAAATCTATCCCCCGGTCGAGGAATTATTTCACCATGTTGAAGATCATTCTTAACGATGCGGTGCCAGTATTTCCATCCGTTGGGATTTGAACTTGTTCGTTCGTTGCCAAAATATCCGGTATCCATATAGTAGAAAGTTCTTTTGTCTTCCCAACACCTATGTATTATTTTCTTTTTAAGGATTCCCCTTAATACTATCGGTCTTTTCGATTCTTCGTAGACAAATAGGTCTGTATCAAGCGTCTGGAAGCCACAGCCAGCAGCGAACATATTAATATATTCGTCTTCGTCACCCTTACTTAAAAATAACCAATCGTTCATTTGATACTTTCATCAATGTTGTGCTGTAGACAATATTCTGTATAGATCCTCTCGCGATGCCATTCGTCGCCCATTGGAGTAGTAGCAAATTCATGGAAGCTAGGAGTACCTAATGTATAGTGTAAAAGTTTTGCACCCGGATTGGCTCCATATTCGTCCGGCAACCAATTCCATTCGATAGGTAGTTGTCCCACTAAATTCGCATCTAACCAGGTGAATCGATGCAGAGTAGCACCGGTAGCAGATTGTATAAACTCAGGAGTTACAGATCTATTAGCGGGATGCCCGCAATTCCAAAGTATCACACTGCTCCAATTCTTGCAGGGATAATTTTCATTTTTAGAACCAAGATATTTTTCAGTCATTTTGGTTTGATAATTGTGTTTGACTACCATCACTGCTTTTGAATCATCACGTAATGACCATAGTTTTTCTATGTCATCTCTTAACAACATATCACCGTCCATAAAAATAGCCCATCCTTTATATTCCATGAGATGCGGCACTAGAAATCGACTGTAAATGAAATGATTGCTACCGTCTGTGTGCTGTTCTTTATAGTCTTTTAATATATTTAGAGCCAGAGGTGTTATTGACACAGGGTGGCTCGAATGCCTAATAATGCTGTTTGTACACACATGATATGCGATAGCTTCTCGTGGGTCAAACCCGATAAAAATTGGAATCATTTTCGTTCTATATCCTCTTCTATACAATTTTTGCCGTATTGTATTTCAATAATTTTCAATGGTTGGTCTGTTTCGTTAGATAGTTGATGCCATTCTGTTTGTCTAATATGCACATGTTGAAACTGTTCATAAATTCCTAATAATTCTTCGTCGGTGGATGCAGAATTAACTGTATAGACTGTGGCTGTTCCCTCTGCCACAAACCAATGTTCTGCGCGATCTTTGTGTCGTTGCATGGATAATCTTTTGCCGGGATCTACTGTTAATTCTTTTAATTTTACTTCATGCCCTTGTTCGTGTAGAATTCTCCAATGCCCCCATTGCCTAGATGTTTTAGGAGCTTTCCATTCTTGCAAAATCCACGAGCTAGAATTTTTCTTATCCTCGCCGCCGACTCCGAATACAAATTCTAAGTTGTTGTCTTGAATATCCATTTCTGGAATATTTGTAGGAGTTCTATCACCGCCGTTAGCAAAGATGATGATATCTTCCGGAAACTGTTTTCTAACTTCTAGTATGGCGTCTTTAGATGATCCGTCAGCATCGTCAAACTCATAAACAATACCGTCTACACATTTAATGTTGGCTACGATATCTGCTCGTTCTTTGCAGGGCATAAAAGGAGACCCCTTCTTGCGTGTTAACCATGCATCTGAGTTAACTCCTACAAGGAGTATGTCTCCTAACGCCTTCGCAGCATTGAAATAGGCTATGTGTCCAGAATGTATAGGATCAAATCCGCCAGTAACTAATACGATTGTTTTCATGCAGATATTTATCTGCGTATATTATTGGTGATTTAAAGAGTGGCGTCTTCGAGTCCGGCAGTGCGGAGTTTAACGATATTTGATACCTGCCACTGTTTGATATCAAGTGCTTTAATAATGCCTAACCACTTGTTTCTTAACAGAGCGAAGTCATTAATGATCTTTTCAAAATCAACAACATCGGCCTCGCCTTCTACAAATTTCTCGCAATCTCTAGAGCTCAGTGCTCTCTGATAATTTTCAAGATATTTACGGAAGTGGCTGCTGCGCAACCTGCGAAGCTCGATGTTGAGGTATTCTAATATACCTTCGATTTCTTGTAACTGATTAAATCTATTTTCAACGATGCCCGGCATCTGTGACGAGATCTTTTCTAAACTACCAGATACCTTACAATCAAACTTTGCTTGAAGTAATTCGGTTTCGTAATAGGCCACAGCATCCGGAATGGAACTAATATCTTTTGAAACTTTATCGTACCAGTTCATTCGTCCTCTTCTTCGTAGCCGTCATAGCTGTCGTATTCTTCTTCAATTTCTTCACCGTCAATGGCATATTCGATAGCTTGATCTAGATACGGGTCAATGCCCTGAAGACTATCTAGAATTGAATCTTTAATACCATGATCGACTAAAGTATTGATAAAGTCTGCGGCAACATCTTTCCTTGCTTTTTCTGGAATATGTTCTACCATTGATGTCCAAAGGTCTGCAATTAAATCTTCTTTCATTCTACGCTCTCCGTTTCAGGTTCAACAGTAGTAGTTATCCCAGATTCAGTTTTTTCACCATGTTTAGAAATGTCTTCCATTGCCTTATCGAGGCCTTGATTTTCGTTTCGTTCCCACGCTTTGCGGAATTGCTTGATGATTTCTCCGTCAGCAGTTGTGTATACTAGGCTATTACCTTCTTTTTTGAGCATACCTTTGGCTTCAAACAAGTCGACCAGTCCACTATATGGATTCATACCTGTTTCATAAGGAATCTTAACCTGTACACTTTCAAACGGTTTAGCATAACGTGTCTTCATTACCTTACATGCAGCACGAATACCTTTTACCTCAGAGATTTTATTACCGTCTTCATCTTCTTTAAGTTTGAGTTTACGCATAGCGACAACAATACTCGAAGCATAGATAAAGCCTTGACCACCACTGATCTTGTCATCTGGATCGAACATGTCTTGACTTGCGTATGTATGATTAGTACATACCATACCAATGTTGTATGCTCCAAACATATTAACGCAGTTACGAACCAGTGCTGTTAGTGCTTTAGGCTTACGACCCATGTCACCTTTCATATCACCTGCTTGGAACTGATTAACGTCAGTTGGAGTTAATAGCATACCTAAGCTGTCAACAATAAACAATACTTTTGGACGATCAGCTTCGTCCATCGTTTTGTATTCTGCAATAAACTCAACAATAGTTTTCGCCACATCGTCGATCATCGCCATATTAAGTTTTAGTAACTTGTCTGGACTTGTATCAACTCCTAAGGCTTCTAACCATTTTTCGTCAAGTGCATTTTCTGTATCAATTAAGATAGGATAGATGCCTTGTGCTTGTGCGTTTTTAACTAGGTTGCCTGAACAAATAAACGATTTGCCTGCACCCGACTCACCAGCGAATACTGTTACTTTGCCTAGCGGAATACCTTTGTTGAAATCGCCACTAATAAGATAGTTTAATGCGAAGTTGTTGGTACTGACCCAATCGGTTGGATCATTAAAGCCAATACTAAGACCTTCGATGCTCTTAGTAATTGACTTTCTAAATTTAGAAATATCAAATGCTTTTGCCATATTATTTTGCCCTATTGAGAAAAGAGTGTGAGTTGCCCCACACTCTTATATTAGTCTTACTGCTTTTGACGATTGCGAATCATGGCCAAGATGTCTTGAGCCTTGCTTGCGCCATCAGTGCTTGCAGGTGCTGCCGATGCTGCCGGAGCACCTGCTGCTGTTGCTGGTTCGTCATCAACTTGGTCGTCAACTCGAGCTGGAGCACTTACTGCTGCTGGTTTGTTAGGATCACCTGTTGCTGAACCTAAGCCTGCTGGCTTGAAGTATTGACCCCAACGTTCTAAGTCATATGCTTCGCCGTCAACTGACGCTTC